CTCGATGGAACTTGCACAGGATCTGAAGAGCATCCATGGTCTCGACGCCGAGTCCGAGCTCGCCAACATCCTGTCCGCAGAGATCCTGGCCGAGATCAACCGTGAGCTGGTTCGTACCGTTAACTCCCGCGCTAAGCTTGGTGCTCAGCAGGGCGACGTGACGACCGGCGGTGTGTTCGATCTCGACGTCGACGCCGATGGCCGTTGGAGTGTTGAGAAGTACAAGGGCCTGCTCGTTCAGCTGCAGCGTGAAGCCAACCAGATCGCGAAGGATACACGTCGCGGTAAGGGTAACTTCATCCTTTGCTCCTCGGACGTGGCCGCCGCTCTTGCTGCTACCGGTTCGCTCACTTCTGAGTCCGCTCTGAGTGCCAACGGTAACCTGCAGGTCGACGACACGGGCAACACCTTTGCTGGTACGCTGGCTGGTGGCCTGAAGGTCTACATCGATCCGTACGCGCAGGTCAACTACGCGACCGTCGGCTATCGTGGTTCCAACCCGTACGACGCTGGTCTGTTCTATTGCCCCTACGTGCCGCTCACGATGGTTCGTGCGGTCGGTGAGAACAGCTTCCAGCCGAAGATCGGCTTCAAGACTCGCTACGGCATGGTCGCGAATCCGTTCGTTGGTACGTCGAGCGGTAACACCACACCGTCGGATACGATCGGTAACGTTCGCGAGAACGAGTACTATCGCATCTTCCGCGTGGACAACATCCTGGGTGAGGGATAAGTCGTTAAGACTTAACTCAACCCTACAAAGGGTGTAACTCAAGAGGGGCCTTCGGGTCCCTCTTTTTTTCTGTATAAATAGTTGTAGATAAAAGGAGAGAACCATGATGGAGGATCGGATCGCAGATCTTATCGGTCCGTTCGTCTCGGGTGCAGTGGCTCTGATCGTTTCGTTATGGTTAAAGGATTCCGCAGGACGAATCGCAAAAGGACTGTCGTTTAAGTTCAGTCGACAGTTTAACGAGGGTGACGAGGTTATTCTTGAGGGTGATCGAGCACTGATCGTAAAGATCGGATTCTTTCATACCGTGTTTGGTTACTACAAGACGACAAAGAGTTCGTCACGAGTCAATCACTACTGGCGGTTCGTTCCAAACGAACGCATACCGCATCTGAAACTCGAGAAGATCGTTTCGGATACTGAGGATATTGAGGGTTAAGATCAATGGCGTACGATAAAGACATAAGCTTTGAGGTTGGGGTACCAGAGAGTACGCTCGATGATACCGCAGGATTCGCAAAACCCGTTGCTTTTCGTCTGGCAATCGATCGTCTTAAGTTTCCGAATGCAGAGTTTAATGTTCAGACAGCGGCGATTCCTGAGATCAGTGTTAATGCCGCGGCGTACGCAACACCTCAGCGAACGATTGAAATTGGCGGGGACAAGGTTACTTACTCTCCTCTCACCGTAAGTTTTATTATCGATGAGAATCTTACGAACTACAATGAGATACACGACTGGCTGTTTGGCCTAGTAACCGTGGCAGAGAACAGCTCCATAAATAAAGCTCGAGACATGACGCTTCTTATTCTCGACTCTCACAACAACGTTTCACGTGAAATTACTTTTGCGAACGCGTTTCCTACTTCTCTCTCGACGCTAGACTTTGATGCAAAGAGTACCGATGTCGAGTATCTTATTGCCAGTGCAACGTTTAGCTACTCATACTTCAAGGTAAAATAATGTTAGAACAGGATCTCAACGTACTTCTTGCCTCCACGTTTGGTATGGCGCTCAAGACTCAGAACTATCATTGGAACGTAATGGGTGTTGAATTCTATCAGCTCCATGAATTCTATGAAGAGATTTATGACGAGCTGTACGAACACGTCGATATCATTGCCGAGGCCATTCGATCGATGGGTGAGTTTCCCGTCGGTTCTCTTTCTGAATACGTCGAGCTATCACAGATTGCCGAGGACGAAGAGGTGGTCTTTGACTCATTTGTTCAGGTGAATAATCTCGTGAAGGCAAACGATGTGATGATCCGTATCATCAAGATTGCAATGACAGCGGCAAAGGACGAAGGAGCAGAGGACATTCTCGATCTTCTGGTCAACCGCCTTCGTCAGCACAAGAAGCACGGTTGGATGCTGAATGCAATGATGACACAATCGCAGAGACAGTAGACATGAAATCATTCAAACAATTCAAGACTCAGATCAACGAGCTGTTCGACAAACCTGCTCGGTGGCAAATGACCAGAAATAGGCCAGATTCCGTACAATATAAATCTAATGTAAATGGCAAGAATTTGTTGGTATTATTTCAGTTTGATGATGATTATGAGCACTGGTCAGTAACTTTTGCAACAGATTTAACAACTGATGTTACTGGCGAAGGTGATGAAGTTGCGATTTTTTCAACTGTTCTGGATATTATCGACGACTTTGTTACGCTTAAAGATCCAGAGAAGTTGTTCTTCATGGCAGATAAAAATAAAACGGGCAAAGATTCCAGAATTCGATTGTACGACAGACTAATTCGTCGGTACGTCCCGTCGATCGGATTCAAATTAGAGGACCGGTTCGAGTCCCAAGGGACGATGGTGTACACACTGGCCAAAGTCTAGAGACAGTAGTCATGAAATCATTCAAGCAATTTAAGACTCGGATCAACGAGCTGTTTGATAAACCTGCTCGGTGGCAAATGACGAGGGACTCACGTGGCGCCGTGGATTATCAATCGAACGTAAACGGTAAGGACCTCGCAGTAGTCTTTGATATTATTTCTCCCGGGACATGGGAAGTGATATTTACGGTGGACAGTGAACTGGCGGTCACAGGCGAGGGTGATGGTGACGAAATGAAAGTCTTTTCGACCGTTTTGGATATCATGAGTGATTTTATTAAAAATAAGGATCCAGAACAACTCTATTTTACGGCAGAAAAATCACCTGTCTATGGTAGCTCCAGAATTCGACTTTATAATAGACTGGTCAAGCGATTCGCGTCATCTCGTGGATACAGGTTAAAAGATAAGGACGACGCCGGATGGAAAGTTTCTTATACATTGGTTAAGGTATAGGCAGTATAAATACTTTTGTATCATGAACTCGTGAGGATATAGATTATGGCACTTCGTATAGAAGACGTGCTCGAGATGTGGAAGACGGACTCAGAGATCGATGAGCTAAAACTCGATGAGGCATCCCAGGAGTCCGCTCGACTCCACGCAAAGTATCTGGAGATGCTCTCGGTTACTCGGCTTCAGCTCAAGAAGAAGGAGGCCGAGTTCAAGGTCCTGCTGAAGGATAAGTTTCTCTGGTACAACGGAAAGATGAGCAAGGACGAGATGGACGCTCGTGGTTGGGACTACGATCCACTCAACGGACTCAAGGTACTGAAGGGTGACATGGATCGATTCTACGATTCGGACGCCGACATTCAGAACGCGCAGATGCGGATCGACTATCTTAAGGAACTCGTGGGCACTCTCGAGGAGATCATGGGTAACATCCGCTTTCGACCCAATAATATCAAGAACATGATAGAATGGCGTAAGTTTACATCGGGTATCTAATGACTGAGACCATCCGACTACGAATGAAGGACCAGGCCTATATGCAGGTGGACTGCGATGATCGCGGTGTACTCGCTGAGTTGTCTGAGTTTTTTACTTTCTATGTGCCCGGCTACCAGCATATGCCCAGCTATAAGAATCGTGTGTGGGATGGTAAGATTCGACTTCTCGACAACAGGACCAATGAAATATATGCAGGACTCTACGACTACATCCGAGCGTTCGCGGAAGCCGACGGGCGCGGTTACACCGTTGAATCTATTGATGATTCCGTTTACGGTTCCCCTGGTTCTACTCAGCAAGTCGATCTCTCTTTCGTCGAAGATATACCGTTATCCTCGAAAGGTAACCCTATCGAACCGAGGGACTACCAGCTCTCGGCGGTAGATCACGCGCTCACAAACAAGCGGTGTCTATTGCTGTCACCGACCGCTTCTGGTAAGTCGCTCATCATCTATCTGCTCTGTCGTTGGTATCTCGACAATCACGACGGTCGCATACTCATCATCGTGCCGACGACGTCGTTGGTCGAGCAGATGTACTCAGACTTTGCCGACTATGCGGCCACCGATTCGAGCTTTGATATCAAACGAGCGGCGTATCGGATCTATGGCGGTCAGGAGAAGAACAACGACGAGCAGAGAATCATTATTTCGACATGGCAGTCGATCTACAAGTTACCGAAGCAGTGGTTCCGCGAGTTCGGCTGTGTGATCGGCGACGAGGCTCATAACTTTAAGGCTAAATCGCTAACGTCGGTACTGACAAAGTGTTCCGAGGCAGAATATCGATTCGGCACGACCGGCACACTGGACGGTACACAGACGCATAAACTTGTTCTCGAGGGTCTGTTCGGTCCGGTGCATCACGTCACGTCGACCAAGGATCTGATGGACGAGGGATCACTGGCGAGTCTGGACATCAACGTTCTGCTGCTCAAGTATCCGGATACACTGTGTAAGGAGATGAAGGGCGCAAAGTATCAGCAGGAGATTGACTTCCTTGTATCCAACGAGTCACGCAACAAGTTCATACGCAATCTCGCTCTTGATCAGAACGGTAACACGCTGGTTCTATTTCAGTACGTCGAGAAACACGGCAAACCACTTCACGATCTGATTCGAAAGAAGGCCGCCGACGATCGTCATGTGTTCTTTGTGTCTG